TTCGATAATACTAAAAAGCTTTACGTTCTTTATGATGATTTTGGAAAATTAACCTTAAAGAGTATGGAGTCTATGAGAATAAATCTAGTAGTAGGTGAAGATACTGCTGAAGATTTTGACTATAAAACCTCTCTTGATGACGTATACAATCAAATAAAATTAGCCTTTGATAATAAGAATACAGGAAAAAGAGAAATCTATATCGCTAAAGACAGTAACAATATTGATAGATGGGGTAGACTTCAATACTTCGATAAAATAGACGAAAAAACCAATGGTAAAGTTAAAGCAGATACACTGCTTGAATTATTCAATAGAAAAAACAAAAGTTTAAGTATCAAAAATGCAATAGGTGATATTAGAGTCAGAGCAGGAAGTAGCTTAGTAATTAATTTGCCTAATATTGGAGACATCAGTATTCAAAATTATATGCTTATTGAGGGGGCTACACATAGATTTTCTAATAATGAGCATTTTATGGATTTAAAACTAAGGGGGCGATTATAATGCAGCTATTAAAATTGATGAAAAGAGCAGGAGTTGAGGCAGTGGATACTGCTTCTCCTATGAAAACTTTAATAGGTACCGTTACTTCCATAGAGCCTTTAGTAATTACAATTGAGCAGAGACTAGCTATTCCAGCTAGTTTTCTTCTTTTAACAGACAATGTAATTGATAAAGAAGTAGAAATTACTGTAGATGATGAAGTAGAGCAGAGTGGATCACTTGAACCACATAAACATGGATATATAGGTAAGAAAACACATATCCATCATAAAAATCTTAAAGTGGGAGAGATGGTCTTACTTTTAAGGGTTCAAGGAGGACAACAGTTTATAGTTCTTAATAGGGTGGTGAGTGCATGATACCAAAAAATACTGTAATTGATAATGATATAGGCTTTGAAGTTGTAGAACAACCAAGCAATACCTATAGGCTAGATTTAGACAAGAAAAAGATATTAGGATATACAGATGGTATTGAAGCTATTAAGCAGGCTATATATAAGATTCTTTTTACTGAAAGATATAATTATGCAATATATAGCTGGAATTATGGAATAGAGCTTGAAGATTTATTTGGAAAACCTAAAGACTTTGTATATTCTGATCTGGAGAGAAGAATAACAGAAGCACTTCTTCAAGATGATAGGATAAATTCCGTAGATAATTTTGTATTTGGTTCTAACAAAGGAGATGTGTCTGTAACTTTTACAGTGAATACAGTTTTTGGAGATGTGCAGGTAGAAAGGAGGGTGAATAATATTGTATGAAAAACAAACCTTCGAAGTAATACTTGAGAGAATGTTAGCACGAGTTCCTAATAATGTGGATAAAAGAGAAGGATCTATTATATATGATGCTTTAGCTCCTGCAGCAGCAGAATTAGCTATGGCATATATACAAATGGATGTAATACTAAATCAGACTTTTGCAGATACGGCATCTAGAGAATATTTAATAAGAAGAGCGGCAGAGCGAGGTGTAAAACCTAATCCTGCTACTAAAACAGTACTAAAAGGTCTATTTAAAAATAGTGATGGTAATTTCTTTGATATCCCTATAGGCAGTAGATTTTCTTTAGATGGCCTTAACTATGTAGCAGTAGAGAAAATAGAAAAAGGACAATACAAAATGGAATGTGAAACTGCCGGTAGTATCGGAAATAAGTACTTTGGAAGTATTATTCCTATTGAGTATATACAACATCTTGCAACTGGAGAACTTATTGAGATATTAATTCCAGGTGAAGATGAGGAAGAAACAGAAAGTTTAAGACAGAGATATTTTAATTCTCTTGAGTCTGAGGCCTTTGGTGGCAATATTGCAGATTATAAAGACAAGATAAATAAGATACAAGGTATAGGTGGAGTAAAGGTATATCCTGTGTGGAATGGTGGTGGTAGTGTAAAGCTCACCATAATAGACAGTGAATTTAAAGTACCTTCTAGCTCCCTAATTAATGCAGTGCAAACTATAATAGACCCAGTAACTAATTCTGGACAAGGTGTAGGTATAGCTCCTATAGGACATACAGTAACTGTAGAAGGAGTATCCGAAACATTAACTACTATAACTACTAATATAACCTTTCAAGATGGATATGTGTGGGAAGATATAAAACCCTATGTAGAAGCTAAAATAAATGAATATTATAATGATTTAGCTAAAGAATGGGCAGATAATAGTAATTTAGTAGTTCGTATAAGTCAAATAGAAGTAAGACTTCTTGATATTACTGGAATACTGGATATTCAAGACACATCTATAAATGAAATGCAACAAAATTTGGTATTAGAGCCTAATAGTATACCTAAATTGGATGTGATTAGTGAATGAGAGAAATAGATATATCTAGTTATCTACCTGATATAGTTAAGGAGATTGCAGAGTTTCAACATATTTCAGATGCAGAAAGTCCAGAGATTAACTTAATATGGAATAACATTCAGAATGTATTTGATGATCAGTTTGTAAATACAGCTACTGTAAATGGAATTAAAAGATGGGAAAAGATACTTAAGATAGTTCCTAAGGCGAATCATACTTTAGAGGATAGAGCATTTACAATATTAACTAGACTTAATGAACAGTTACCTTATACTTATAGAGTACTTAAACAGTTACTTAGTCAGTTATGTGGTTCAGATGGATATGTTCTAAATATTAACCATGATCAATATGAATTATCTATTTTAGTAGAACTCAAGTCTAAAAATATGGTAGATGCTGTATCTGATTTAACGAAAAAAATTGTACCTGCTAATATGAATATTAGTATTAAAATCAGATACAATCAATACTCATATTTAAGAAATTTAAGGCATATGGAACTTCAACCTTTTACCAACGATCAATTAAGAAATGAGGTGTTGATATAATATGAAATATACTACTAATTATAATTTAAAGAAGCCAGATCAAGATGACTTTTATAATATAGAAGATTTAAATTCAAATGCAGAAGTTATTGATACTGAGCTTAAAAGGATAGATGAAAAAGGAAATGCTGTAGAACAGAATGCTAAAGCATATACAGATCAACAGATAACTCTAGTTACTGAAACAGGAATTCCTAAACTTAATGTATATGAATATAAATTCAATAATGTTGCGATTGGTACTACAGAAATACAAATTCCACTTGAAACTTTCGATAAACAAACAGATACAATAAAAGTATATATCAATGCAGTTCAAAGAGATACTGATTACTTCACGGTAGTAGATACTACAAGGGATGAAGTTGGCAATTTATTGGAAAAAGGAAAGATTTTATTAAATCAATCACTAGAAAAAGAATCTAAAGTAGTAATAGAAGTATGGAAAAATATCCCTATGGGTGAAGATGGTTCTGTAAGTGGAAATGTTATCGCTGTGGACTCTATACCACCGGACCGAGTTCAAGGACTTTTAGATTTAAAAAACGATGCAGTTCGAAAAACAGGGGACACTATGACTGGCAATTTAAGATTTCTGGCAGGAAATAGAATGCAAATGTTTGGAAACAACGATAGGTTTATGGAGTTCCTAGATACAGATAACAATGATATGCGCGAAGGTTATATTGGAAGAATTAGGTCTGGGTCTACACGTGATATACGAATCCAAAATACTATATCTGATAAGGGTCTTCGCTTACGTGATGATGGTTTACTTTTATATAACAATGATAGAATTTGGCACGCAGGAAATCATGGGGCGGGAAGTGGACTAGACGCTGATATGCTAGATGGGAAAAATGCAAATGAATTTTGGGAAAAATCTAATTTACCTATAGCAACAACAGCAGAAGCACAGGCAGGAACTAGAAACGATAGGATTATGACTCCATTGAGGACAAAAGAAGCTATTACACAAGGCGGAAGTGGATTTAGTCGTATAGCTACAGGCACGTATACCGGGACTGGTGGCACTAGACATATTGCAGTAGGATTTACTCCTAAAATAGTATTCATAGACAGTACAAGTACGACGTACCAACATATTATCACACAACTAGCCGTAGCCCATTATGGGAAGTCTGGCGGGCATAACGACTCCCCACAAGCTAAAATTGCTACTAACGGTTTCGATGTATATGGTGTAACTGGGGCAGGTCTCAACTACTACACAAATGTAGAAGGACATAGGTACTACTGGGTAGCCATAGGTTAAGAGAGGAGTGGTAAAAATGATAGTAAGAAAAGATAAAATCATAGAAACAAACTCATTGTTTCCGAGTACAGATTGGTACAATGAAGGAAATTATGTAATAGACGAAGCTAAAGAAGAAAACCAAGAGCTGATAGAAAAAATAAAAGTTAATGCACCATACATGGAATTAGTTATTAAGGATGGTCAAATAGTAGATATAGTTCCAACTGAAAGACCTGAGCCAGAGTCAGTTGTAGTAACTGAACCTATAGACAAAGAAAAGGCATTTTTATCCGAAGCCGTAATACAATTATCAAGTGAAATAGAAAGCCTTAAACAAGAAATTAAAACATTAAAATGAGGAAATTAATTATGTTATATGAATGAAAAATTAAAAGTTATGCATACCTTGTTAAAACAGGAAGATATGAATTAGAGCCAGTAGAAGAAAATGCAAAATCAGTAGTAGAAGAAAGTTATAGAACACCAGTAGCCTTATATTTAGCAACAGGCGAGATTGCGGTATAAGAAATATATACATGATATTAATTAAAACAAAATTACAGAAATATAGAGGTGATAAAATGAGTGGATTAATTACCACACAAGAATTAAGTCAGAGTTTAAAAAGTAAAATAGATGAAATTGAAGTTTTATCTACAGAACTAGATTCGCATAAGGCAGATTATGCGATTTTTAAATCGGACACAGAGAAGGAACTTGATACGGTAAAGCAATCTGGGCTTGATGGTAAAAATTTATTAGAAACCTCCATCAAGTCCAAGGGTGGTACGGTTTCTAAGCAAGGTCAAATAGCAACATTTAATGAATTAGATTTAGGTATCAAATCAATAGAAACAGATAAAACAGGAGATGCTACAGCAGTTGCGTCTGATATACTTAGTGGCAAAACTGCCTATGTAAGAGGTAATAAGATTACAGGTACAATACCTTCTAAAGCTACAGCTACTATAATGCCTGGCACTACCAATCACATAATAGCAGCAAATCAGTATTTAGCAGGTGAACAAACTGTACTTGGTGACCCAAGTTTAATAGCGGATAATATAATACAAGGCAAAAGTATATTTGGGGTAACTGGCTCTGCTAAAGAGTTAAAGTTAACCGCAGGTAGTTATGTATTTGCAGAAAGTACAACCTGGGGAGATACATATAGTCATAGCGATCCTGCTCCATGGGGCAAAATGGCTGAAGCCACTGTACAAGCTGATGGGGTTATTAGGTTTAGTTATGCTGTAGGTAGAAATATGGATGGAGTTGGTTATATTGGAGAAGCTAGAACATATAAAAACGGAGTAGCCTATGGCCCAATAAGAACTATAAATCAAACAAGTGCGGTAACTTATTCTGAGGATATACCAGTTAAGTCTGGAGATAAGTTGCAAGTATACGGTAGAAAAGTATCAGGCAGCTTTAGAGTTCAATGTGGGAATATTAAACTTATGTGTGGCTTTCCTATGCTGGTAAATCCTACAGTAACTATGTATAAATACAATTAAATATAATCTGTAAGAAAGGAATGAAGTTATGTTATATAAGTTTGAATATAAAGATTTGGAAGAAAGAGAATTAATAATTTCTCAAAATAAAGATAAATATTTAATAGAGGAACAAAATTTATTGGAAGGTAATTTTCTAATATTTTCTGATGAAGAGCCAAAACCGCCTGAAATTATTCTATCTCCAGAGGAACTTTTAAATAATGAGATAAAGACAATAAAAGAAAAAATGTTAGAACAAGATAAAGTAATAGAAGAATTAATGTTTGTTGTAATACCATCACTAATAGGGGGAATGTAAGATGGTCATGTATATTGCAAGAAAAATTATGGAAGGCAGCCAAGACTATCAAGCAGTCTTTAGTATTAGTATATATAAAAGGTATCAAGATGAAGCTGATACTATTCTCGTTGCAGAAGGTAGAGTAGATTTAATAGTCAGAATATAAACCCTAGAAGGGCTTTTTTTATGCCCTTCTTTAATTTATCAGAAAGTAGGTGCTATATGGAACAAACACTTTTTAAACTAGCAGCAGGAAATGGGCTTTGGGCATCGCTATATGTATTTCTTTTTATTTATGTACTATACGATAGCAGACATAGAGAGAAAAAGTATCAAGAAACTATAAGTGAAAATCAATCAGTAATTAAAAACCTTACAGAGAAATTTGGAATTGTAGATAATATACAACAAGATGTGCACGAAATAAAAGCTGTATTAAGGAGTTAGCTAAATGTACAACTATATAATAGATCATATTCCAAAAGGAAATAAAAGACCTGGGACTAAATTGAAACCTGAAACGATTACCATACACAACACAGGCAATCCTACCAGTACAGCTAGAAATGAACGAGGATGGCTTACTAACCCATATAATACTAGCTCTACAAGTTTTCATATTGCCATCGATGAAAGGGAAGTAGTCGAGTGTATCCCCTTGGATGAAGTAGCCCATCATTCAGGAAACAAACAAGGGAATTTAACTTCTATAGGAATTGAGGTTTGTGAGAGTGGTAACCAAGAAAAGGTATGGGACAATGCTATTAGATTAATTGTAAAACTATTATTCGATCGTGGTTGGGGAGTAGATAGAGTAACTACACATCAAAGATGGAATGGAAAGAATTGCCCTAGATTAATCTTACCTAGATGGAGTGAGTTTATAAGTGATATTGAAAAAGAATTATCGAAGCTGAATAGTATTAAAGAGCAAGGAGTAAGTGAATGGGCAATTGAAGCATGGGAGTGGGGGAAACAAAAAGGTATTACGGATGGGCAACGACCTAAGGATTTTGCTACTAGGGAGGAACTAGTAACAATGCTATATAGAATGAAGGAGATAGAATAGATGATTGAATTAATACAAACTTATATAATGACAAATTTAATTGATATAATTTGTACAACTATTGTTATTTCAATTGGATTATTGCTATATAAAAGAGGAAAAGAAGATTTTCTAAGAAAGTTAGTACTGGCACTTGTAACAGAGGCCGAAAAACAATTAGGGAGTGGTACAGGTGAATTAAAGTATGTAATGGTAGTTGAAAGGATCTATGAGGTTATTCCGAGTATTCTAAAATTGTTATATAGTGAGAAGCAGATTGATGAGATGATTGAGGATGCTGTAGATTATTTAAAAAGATATTTAGCAAGTGGCAAAACTTTATTAGGATATGATAAAGAAGTATTGGGATAG